TTCCAGGTTCGCGGTTTGCAGCAGCAGCGGCGGCAGGTCTTGCGGGTGCTGCACAAATTGCCGGCATCGCACAGCAGAAGTTCTCGGGCGGTGGCGCTTCGGTTCCGTCAGTATCTACTCCCAACTTGGGCAACCCAAGCGCTGCGAACACGGGCGCACCGTCGTTCCAAATCCCGAACCAAGACGCGTTCCGGTCGTATGTCCTCGCCTCGGACGTTAATACAGCACAACAAGCCTCACAAAAGGTCAAAGACCAAAGCCTACTACTCGGATGAAATTGATTGAACTACTACTGGAGGAAGAGCAGGACGGCATCCAAGCTATCTCGCTCGTAAGTGAACCCGCGATTGAGGAGAATTGGGTGGCGTTGTCTGACGTCAAGTTGAAAGCCATCGACACCGAACGGCGCATTGTTATGGGTGCTGCGCTTGTCCCGAACAAGCCGATTCTCCGTCGGAACGGCGAGGAGGAATTTTACATCTACTTCAGCGAGGACACCATCCGCAAAGCCGCCGAAGGATACATGAAGGCAGGGCATTTGAAGATGTCGAACGTGGAGCACGAAATGGCGGTCACAGGCGTGACCACGATTGAGTCGTGGATTGTGGAGGATTCGCAGGTGGACAAAAGCGCGTTGTACAACCTCAAGGTTGACAAGGGGACGTGGATTGTCAGCATGAAGGTTGACAACGACGCCGTGTGGGACGAGTTTGTCAAGACGGGACGCCTCAAAGGGTTCTCAATTGAAGGCAAGTTCACCCAGCGCGTGGACGGCGCAAGCGCACCCGCCGACCTCGTAGAACAAAAGCCTGCCGAGAGCGACCCGGACTACATTGAGCGGTGTATGGCGGAGCTTGAAGGCGAGTACCCGGACCCGAAACAGCGGTACGCGGTGTGCCGTTCGTACAGGGAGATGGAACAAGCCTTGTCAGAACTGGAAAAGGAAATTCGTTAAATTCAAAATCACTCGCATGACTATCAAGGAACGCGTGGCGGAAATGGCGCACAAGCTCGCCGTTGCACTCGCCGAAGAACAGGCGCAAGCCGAAACCCAAGAGGAAGTCAAAATGGCCTCCGCAATGCTCGAAAACGGGCAGGAAATCCAAACGACTGCCGAAGCTTTCGCTGAGGGCGTGGACGTCTTTGTCGTGAACGACGAAGGCGAACAAATCCCGCTCCCCGACGGCGACTACACGCTCGAAGACGGCACGATGTTCACCGTTGCCGAGGGTATTGTCTCAGCGATGGGCGCAGCGGAAGTAGAAGAAGCAGCGAAAGAAGAGGAGATGAGCAGCGAAGAGCCCACCGAAGAGCCTGCTGTCGAAGCGGCTTTGTCGCGTGAGGAGGTGCAAGGAATGATCGCGGCAGCCATCAAGGAAGCCACGACCAAATTGTCCGTCGAAATCGCGCAGAAGAACGAGCAAATCGAGCAACTGAGCGCACAGCCTGCCGCTAAGTTGTCACGGGTGAAAGAGGCTAAAACTTACAGCAAAGCCGAACTCGCTCAAATGTCCGTCCGTCAGCGCATCCGCGCATTGTCTAACTAAAATCAATCCTGAATCATGGCTAATATCACAGCAGCAACGGGAACGTACGCGGGTAAACTCGCACTTCCTTATGTCAAGCCCGCAATTCTCGCGGCTGACACCCTCGTCAACAACTGGTGCGCCATCCGCCCCAACGTTGTCGGTTCTGAAGTCTTGCGTCACTTTGACGGCGCAGCAATCCGCGCTCGTACGTGCGGCTTCACAGGTCAATCTGGCGCGTCTTTGGCTGAGGTCGTCCTCGCCACGACGAAGCTCGAAATCAAGTTGGAGTTGTGCCAAAAAGATTTGGCTGCCACTTGGGAGGCTGACCTCATGAACGACTCGCGGTTCGCTCCTGCGGACACGAAAGAAGCGATGTTGCAGTACATCGCCGAAATCGCAGCGCAAGACGTCGAGAAGAACTTGTGGCAAGGTCTTTACGACTACACCGATCAAGGCACGGACGGCAACGCGCTCACGGGCTTCGGTGGCTTCACCTCGAAGATTGTCGCAGCAGGTGGAGACATCGCCAACGACGACGCGCTCACGGGCGCAACGACTGCGGACAACATCCTCGACCGCTTGGAGGCGTTGGTGGGTGGTGCGCCGTCTTACCTTTTCGGAGAGAGCGACGCGTACATCTACATGAGCCCCGCCATGAAGCAGCTGTACTACTCGGCAATGGCTGAAACGCACGGCCCGGTGTTGGGTGAAGTGGTGAACAGCTACGCAGGAATTCCGATTGTTACGCCTCGCGGCATGGCTGCCGATACGTTCGTCTTCACGACGGCTCGGAACCTCGTCTTCGGTACAGACTTGAGCGGCAACGACTTCGCTACGCAAGCGGGTGTTGTTGACTTGAATGAGTCTACGTTGGAGGACGTGGTGCGCGGCATGGTTGCGTTCACCGCAGGTACTGCCATCATCGACCCGGCAGCCGTTTCTTTCGCAGGTCGTACCTCTTAATTCCTTGCAATCATGGCTTGTTCCTTAACTATCGCAGGACGGAGCCTCCCTTGCAAGGACGCAATTGGAGGCGTCAAGAAAGTGTACTTCGGCGAGTTCGACGCTACGGATTGGGGCGACGTTTCCAACGGCGCAATTGGCAACTCAGAAGCGGCTGTCACGGTGTACGGCTTCGAGGTCTTGAAAAACACCTCGTACTTCACGGAGACCATCACGGCATCCGTGGAGAACGGCACTGTGTTCTACTCGCAGGAGGTGTCTTTGACCTTCCCGAAGTTGACCGCAGCCGATCAAGCGCAGTTGCAGCAGTTCGGCAAAGGTCGTCTCATCATCATCGTCCTGGACAACAATGACAACTACTGGTTGGTTGGTGTTCGTCGGGCGGCTGAACTGACGGGCGGCACGGCTTCAACGGGTACGGCATACGGCGACGTCAACGGCTACCAATTGACTTTCACGGCTGAGGAGCCTATTCCCGCTCCTTCGCTCACGAAGGATACAGCTGCGCAAGTGACCTTCACGGAGGCAGCGTAATTTGAACGACATCGAAAGAGGGGCGGCGGTTGCTGCCCCTTTTTTGTGTCCTAACTTTTCGGGCAGTTCGTTAATTGACAAATGCTCCAACTCCTTCCGAATCATTCTGCGACGCAGACGATGTACCTCACGCTCCAAGAATCGGCGCGAGATTACGAGTACACGCACTATCTGTTTAAGCTCACGCACCGCTTGAGCGGCGCGGAGCATTTCTTTGTTGCTGACGTGTCCGTAGATAACCCACGATATACGGCGGTGGACATCGTGACCGACACCGACGACACGAACAACGTCTTGTTGACCGAGACGGGCTATTACGAGTACGCGGTGTACGTTCAAAGCTCATCGAGCAACCTTGACCCCGCCAACGCTACCGCGCTGATTGAGCAGGGGCTGCTCTACGTCTTCGGTGTGGACATCACCACAACCCCAACCATCAGCGCGAGCGATAACTTTGTCTACTATGGAAACTAAAGTATTGAGCGTGGCCCTGTCAGGGTACGAGCCGCGCAGCTATTCGGAAAAGTCCAACGGCGACTACATCAAGTACGGCGAGGACAACCTCTTCCCGCAGTATTTGGTGGAGTTGTACAACGGCTCTTCGACGCACCGCGCTTTGTGTACGACCATCGCGGGGATGATCTACGGCGACGGGTTTGTCCCGACGGACTTGGACAGCCTTTTATTGTACGAGAAATGGAACTTGGAGGACGAGTTGCGCAAGGCGGCTCTCGACTTAAAGTTGCAAGGAGGTTTCGCGCTTGAAATCAATTGGAGCCTCGACCGCTCGGCTATCGCCAACGTTTCGCACGTGCCGTTTGAAAACGTCCGTTGCGGCGAAATCAACCCCGACACGGAGCAGGTAGAAGAGTTCCACTACTCGGTGGATTGGACGGACAAGACCGTCGAGCCGATTTGTTTGCCTCGCTTCGATTCCAAGTTGAAGAACGACGAACCCGTGCAGCTCTTGTACGTAAAGCCGTTCTCTCCTGGCTCTTCGTACTACCCCAAGCCCGATTACATCGGCGCGTTGCCGTACATCGAGCTGGAGCCTGAGATAGGCAAGTTTCACATCAACAACATCCGCAACGGCCTCATGACTTCAATGGCGGTTCACTTCAAGAACGGAGTGCCACCTGAGGAGGAGCAACGGGCTATTAAGAACCAAATCCAACGCGAGGCGGCGGGCGCAGGCAACGCGGGAAACTTTTGGGTGACGTTCTCGGACGACCCCGACCGCGCTCCGTCGATTGACACGTTCCAACTTTCGGACGCGGACAAGCAATACGAGTTCCTTTCGCGTGAGTGCGTGGACAAGATTATGATTGGGCACCGCGTCGTGTCTCCTGCTATGTTCGGAGTGAAGACGGCGGGACAGCTTGGCAGCACTCAGGAGCTTGACGTGGCCCGCGAGTTGTTCGATTCGCAAGTCGTCAAGCACTTTCAGCGCATTATCAAAGACGCGTTGTTCCCTCTTTACAATGAAAGCGGGTCAAAACCGCTTTACGAGGCCAATACGAGCCTTTCATCGAATCAAGCACCCAAGACCCCCGAAGAGTTGTTTGAGTTGCTCAGCGGCGAGGAAATGGGCGAAGAATGGGAACTGATTGATGAACGCGAAGTGGACTACGACAACGAAGAAACGTTGGACGCGCTTTGGACGTTTGCCAAAGTTCCGAGTTCTAACCCGAACGGGAAGAGCGAGCAAGACACCGACATCATCAAAACGCGGTATCGGTACGCGCCTAACATTGCCGACGAGAAGAGCCGCGACTTCTGCGCGAAGATGGTCAAGGCGGGTAAGGTGTACCGTAAGGAAGACATCATGGCGGCGTCTAATCGCGCAGTAAATGCAGGTTGGGGGCCACGCGGAGCCGCGACGTACGACCTGTGGCTGTACAAGGGCGGCGGTTCGTGTCGTCATTTTTGGATGCGGCAAACGTACCTGAAGAAGAACAACAAGAAAATCAGCGTGAACGAGGCGCGGCGCATCATCAACTCCATGCCGGTAAGCCAGCGCGAGCGATTGCCGCAGAACGACCCGAAGGTGGCGCAGCGTCCGCGCGATATGTCCAACCGTGGCTTCCTTGAGCCGCGCAACTTCACCACACCACGATGAGCGAAATTCTACTCCTTGACACGAACTACCTGAAGCGCATCACGCAACTAAACGGGCAAGTTCAAGAAGACCAACTGCAGTCGGCTATAATCTCTGCGCAAGACATTCACCTGCAACAATGGTTGGGGTCTGATTTGTTGGACGCGATCAAAACCAAAGCGCAAGCAGGAACGCTGTCGGGCGGTTACGAGACGTTGGTGAACACGTACGTTCGTAAGGCGTTGGCGTGGCTTGTCCTCGTCGATTTGCTGCCGACGATGCACGTCCAACTTCGCAACGGTGGGCTGGTCATCAACGCACCCGAAGGCACCATCTCCATCGGCCCCGACGAGCTGCACCGATTGCGCGAGGACGCACGGAACAAAGCCGAGTTTTACCTCAAGCAGATGTGTCGGTGGCTGTCGTACAACAACGCGCTTGTGCCTGAGTATTTGACCGACACGCAGAACCGCATCAAGGCGAAGCGACCGAGCTACACGCAAGGCTTTCAAATTTCGGGCGGTCACTTCGTGAGCGAAATCTACTCGACGAAATGAGGCAACCGCGACAAGAAAACGAACGCCGTCTAAAAGTCTTCCTCAAGAAACTGGAGGCGGAGAAAAAGAAGAAGAAAAAATGAATTGGGACTTGATCGTCGGAGCAGGTTCGGTAGCCATTCCTATCGCCGCTGCGCTTTGGAAATGGGGTACTACCATCACTCGGTTTATGGCCTCCACCGAGCAGCGTATTTCTGCCTTGGAAAAAGCCGAGGACACCGTGTGCAAAC